AGCCACAGCATCTACAAATGCTTTGGCTGATGCGACTGGGGCGGCCGCGTCTAACCTGAAAATAGCTAAGGAGGCTTTGATGGACGAAAATGTTTCGTTGGAGGAGAAAGAAAAGATAATGAAATCCGTTAAAAAGGAATACGACGGATTGATTCTCACCTTGAACGAAAAACAAGTTTTAGATGAACAATCATTAGAAAATATAGATAAAGAGATAGCTGGCCTTGAGAGGCTGGCTAAGGCTAAGGCAATACAGAAGTTAGTGGAGGCTGAACTTGTAAAGATAGCTCAGGCACAAGCTAAAACAGCTTTAGATAACTTAGATTTATTTGACAAGATTATAGTGTCTATTGGTAGCGGTATGTCTACTGGTAACATAATGGCTGGATTGCAACAAGCTGGATTAGGCGCTCAAAAAGAAATTATTGATACCGCTAATGAATCTATAAAAAATCTAAATCAAATACTAAAAGGTGAAGGTTTAGTTAGTTTACTATTTGACGGAAAAGACCCAAAGAAGGCAAAAGAAAAGAGGGAAAGAGGCTTAAAGCAAAACTTGCTTGACTTTAACAACGAAATAGAGCGATTCAACAAAGAAGGCGAAGTTAAAGCGGTAGAGTTTGAAGAGCAAAAGTTAGCGAGAGAAGGAAGATATGCGCAGCGTAGCTTACAAAACGAACTTGACTTGTTCTTAGCTAAGGAGGAACTTAGATACAAAACAGCTCTTCTTGGCGCTAAAACAGATAACGAGAGAGCGCAAATAGAACTTACTTGGCAACAAACAAGAGTTCAGGCGCAACAAGCGTTTAACGAAGCTACCTATGCGCTTGCCGATTCCATAGCAAGTAGGGAGGTTGTTCTTGAAGAAAAGAAGCAACAGAGAATAAGAGGAGTCGTTATGGATGGAATTGCGGCTGAGACTGCTTTGAAAATTCAAATGGCCACAAACGACTTTAACAGAATAGATGCTGAGTTAGAGGCGCAGAAAATAGCCCACGAAACAAGGATGGGTCTTCTTGATGAGGAAAGGCAAGCTAGAATTGACGCTGGATTAGAAACCTCAGAGGTGGACGCGAAAATAAACAACGAAAAGAACGACAATGCAGCTAAAACAGCGCAAATACAAAGAAATCTTGAGTTTGCAAAACTTGACGCTGTAAAACAAGTCGGTCAAGCCGCTTTGGAGGTTGCTGGAGAAGGTTCTGCTATTGGTAAGGCTGTTGCTGTAGCTATGGCGATTATGAACACAAGAGAGGCTATAACTGCTGCCCTTGGGTCTAAACCATACGGGCCTTGGAATATAGCTCAGGCTGTGGCTGTAGGTGCTGCTGGTTTCGCTCAAGTAAGAGGTATTATGGCTCAACAATTACCTGTGGCATCAAAAGGAGGTTCTGGTAGCGCTCCATCAGTACAAGCTCCAGACTTTAACATAGTAGGCGCAAACTCATCAAACCAACTTGCTTCTGCTATACAAGGTCAGTTTAACAATCCAATAAAGGCTTATGTAGTAGCTAAAGACGTATCTACCGCTCAAGAGTTAGATAGAAACGTAGTTAACGCTGCAAGCATAGGATAAATACAACATAACAACTACAATAAAGTTACCATACTATGAGAGAACTTGATACCATAGAACTTTTCGTTGACGAGGAAAACGAATACAGTGGGGTAGAGGCTATAAGCCTCGTTGAGAGACCAGCTATTGAAGAAAACTTTGTCGCTCTAAATGCACACAAAGTAGAGTTTAAAACCGTTAGCGAAGACAAGCGCATCGTTGTTGGACTCGCGCTTGTCCCGAACAAGAAGATATACAGAAGAAGCGGAGAATACGAGTACAACATTATATTCTCTGAAGACACAGTCAAGAAGGTTGCTGAACTATATATGAAGCGCCAGAAGAACCTGAACGCCACCGTAGAACACGAACAAGCAGTTGACGGAGTAAGCGTTATAGAGTCTTGGATTGTAGAAGACACTAAGCAAGATAAATCTAACCTATACAATCTAAACGCTGTCAAAGGCGCTTGGGTCGTTATGATGAAGGTAGATAACGATGAGGTGTGGGCAAGAGTTAAAAACGGAGAATACCTTGGACTAAGTATCGAAGGTTTCTTCAAGGACAACGTTTCAGACCCACAGGACACGATTGAGGAGGACTTCTCTGCTCAGGCAGAGGAATATGAGTCTTTGGCGAAATTGTTCGATATGGACGATTTAATGCTGTCTACATACGGATACAAATTAGAATCTTACGCTGACTATCCTGAAGCAGCTAAGAACAATGCAAAACGCGCCTTGAAATGGGCAGAAGAAAACGGTTGGGGAAGCTGTGGAACTTCAGTAGGTAAGCAACGCGCAAGACAACTTGCAAGTGGAGAGGCCCTAAGCCGCTCCACGATAGCAAGGATGGCTTCGTTTAAGCGTCACCAGCAGAACAAAGACGTACCATACTCTGAAGGATGTGGTGGTCTTATGTGGGATGCTTGGGGCGGAAGTGCTGGAGTTAATTGGGCAATCTCTAAACTCAAGGAAATAGATGGCAATTAAAAAACAAGCAACTGCTGTAAAGGTCGTTAAACCAGAAGTTTCTCGTCCTGGCGTTCACGCCAAAACAAAGACGTCAAGTCTAAAGACAAGCAAGAACTACAAGAAGAAATATAAAGGACAAGGCAGATGAAATGGTTTTTTAGTGTAGGCATATACCCAGGCATCGTATTAGGAATCCGTTCTTACTACTACGAGGACAGCTCAGTTGACCACGTTCTTTATTTACCATTCGTAGATTTCGTATTATCAATAAGAAGAGATGAGGCAGAAGAATTCTAAAACAGCAAGTAAGACAAGCCCCAGGTCCTCAAGACGTGGGTGCTTGTGCAAAGATAGTACATACTCAAGCAAGTGCTGTGATGGCAGTCTGCAAGCTCAAGGCATAGGTTCTTTGAGTGGCCAAGGCTCCAGTACGGTGGTGAACGAGTAATAAAAATACAACAAATGAAACGTAGGTTAGTTACCTATGTAGTTTTTATTAATTAACAAAACCAAGTATGAACGCAAAAGAAATCGTTGAGAAATTCAAGAAGATTTTGCTTTCCGATGTTGAAGAACTTGAAGTTCAACAAGAGGAAGTAAAGTTGGAAGAAGTTGCCGAGGATTTAGCTGATGCTCCAATGGTAGAAGACGAAATGGCCCCTGAGGATGTTTCTGAAGATGCTGTTGAATCAGAGGATAAATACGCAACTAAAGAAGACCTTGCAAAAGAAATTGCTGCTTTGAAAGCAATGATTGAGCAAATCTCTGGCGCAATGAGCGCTGAAGAACCGATGGACGCTCCAGCTGAGTTGTCTGAGGAAGCGGTAAAAGAGGAATTATCTTCACAAGAAGAAGTTGCTCCTTTAACTCACTCTCCAGAAGCTGCTGTTGAATCCAAGCAATTAAACCTTTATTCGCAAAAAAGAGCAAAGACAACCTTTGACCTTGTATTATCAAAAATCGTAAACAAATAAAATAAACAAAAATGGCTACTACAACCTCAATTACCACTACTTATGCAGGTGAATTTGCTGGCAAATATATCTCTGCCGCTCTTTTGTCTGCTTCAACCATCGAGAACGGTGGTGTCGAAGTAAAACCGAACATCAAGTTCAAAGAAGTTATCAAGAAAATCGCTACAAACGATATCTTGAAGAACGCTACTTGTGATTTCGATGCTACTTCTACTGTAACTCTAACTGAGAGAATCCTTCAACCAGAAGAATTCCAAGTTAACTTGCAGTTGTGCAAAAAAGATTTCCGCTCTGACTGGGAAGCTGTACAAATGGGATACTCTGCATTTGATTCTTTGCCTCCTTCTTTCGCTGATTTCTTAATCTCTCACGTTGCTGCTAAAGTTGCTCAAAAGAACGAGCAAAACATCTGGGCTGGTGTTAACGCTAACGCTGGTGAGTTCGCTGGTTTCATCGCTTTGATGACTGCTGACTCTGATGTAGTTGATGTTGCTTCTCCTGCTGCTGGTGGAATCACCGCTTCTAACGTAATCGCTGAGCTTGGAAAATTGCGTGATGCTATTCCAGATGCAGTATACGGTGCTGAGGATTTCGCTATCTACATTCCTTTGAATGTTAAGAAAGCTTACATCGCTGCTCAAGCTGCTTTAGGTTATGCTAACCTATACCACGATGGAGTAACAGGATTGAACTTCGAAGGTATTCCTTTGTTCGTTGCTAACGGTCTTACTTCTTCTTATATGGTAGGTGCGCAGAAATCTAACTTGTTCTTCGGTACTGGTTTGTTATCTGACCACAACGAAGTAAAAGTTATCGATATGGCCGACATCGATGGTTCTCAGAATGTTCGTGTAGTTATGAGAATGACCGCTGGTGTACAATACGGTATCGGTTCTGACATCGTTCTTTACACTCCTGGAGCATAATTTTACTGAATAATCATTAAGGGGTAGGTAAGCCTTAAAGCCTACCTGCCCCTTTTTTTTAACCAAATAAACAAAAATAACTATGGCCTGCGATAATTTATCACTTGGTAGACTTGAGCCTTGCAAAGATAGTGTAGGTGGCATTAAATACGTTTATTTCATCAACAACGGTGAACTAAGCGTAACAAACGATGTCACAAACACAGACGCTATTGCTACTCTTGGAACTGGTCTTACCGCTTACAGATACGAGATTAGAAGCACAGCTTCTACGTTCACACAAAACACGAACTCAAGCCGCGACAACGGTACTACCTTCTGGGAGCAAGTTCTTGAACTTACCCTTAAAGGAATCACTCCTGCTGACCTGAAAGAAATCAAGTTACTTTCTTACTCAAGACCTCACGTTCTTGTTGAGGACAACAACGGAAGCATTTTCGTTGCTGGAC